GAATTCTTCTGGATTGAGCCTGGAGAAACCGAGCACAAACTCAGTATCTCCAAATGTCTCACCCCCCGCATCTACGAATTCAGGTCTAAAGAAAATGAACACGCCTATGCCTTCGCAAAAGAATTCTTCCTCAGCAAATACAAAAAAGAACTTTCCGCCCCCATCAGCAAAGAAGGGGAGTGGGAAGAAATCTTCGCAAGTATAAATCGAGACACATCGCCTGGATACACACTTAAGCAGTGTGGTTATTCCAGTAAAGGCGATGTGTTAGATGATCCTTTTTTGATGCAAAATTTGTACTCATGGAATCCACCATTAGTCACTTTCGCTGACAAAGAGGAGCTTAGAGCAAGGAAGGAGATTATCGAAGACCTGAAATTACGTACTATGTTGCCAGATGATCTTTACAAGATTTTATGGCATAAGTTCTTTTTTAGGCATCAGAGTGCTCAACTTATGGACACCAAAGACATCAAATACGGGTGGTCACCTTTTTCAGGAAATACCAATCGTTTAGCCCTTGAAATTCAAGGATTGCTGGACGTAGGTTGGACCGTCACCGACTTCGATGTAAGAGGTTTCGATAGGCAATACGCCTTAGGTCAAGAAGTGTGGGACCTCAGATCCTCTGGGGTCGAGATTCCGCCTAATTTGGTCAAGCGTTTTGAGTTCAATAAGTCTTACGATATAGCACCTGCTGTGTTGATAGACACTGATGAGGGGTATAAGGTTTTTAGACTACCTTGTCAATCATCCGGTAAGGACGAGACTACAGGAGACAATTCCATAGCTCACCTGTTCGTTAAGTTTTACCACATAGCTCGCGTTATGTTTAGGGAGAATTGCGATTATGAAGAAATTTGGGCAAGTGCCCTGATGTTCTACAAAATGCTAATCTACTCTGACGACAATGTGAACTTAGTTGGTCCGCAGATTGAATATGTGAATGATGAGAAAGAATGGATAGAAACTTACAGACACTTTGGCTGGCAGATCCGGGATTTTCAATTCCGAGATAAAACGGTCGTAGGTCTCAAGTTTTTAGGTTTCAATTTCAAATTTCATTGGTATCATAGGAATTTATATGCCCCGTCTTTCGATGAAAGACGTATTCGTGATTCGCTCACTTTTGGAACACGAGAAACAACTGTAGAGAAATATTGGGGGTTGTTTTTGATCGCTTACACTACTAGTGAGAGCGTCTTTTACTACTTCCTTAGTTTTCTAGATAGAATCCGATCTCTGGATGAAGATTATGCCTTGAGCAAATTCCTGAATTCGGAGAGAAGGATAATATCTTTCTTCGATCAAATCGTTTTCGGATTAGAATCAAAAATCAATATGGAGGTTGGAGGATTTGATAAAAATGATCAAGTCCGAGAATATATCGAAGAAACAGTTTTTAAAGCGGCCAAAGATTGCGAAATTGGCCCCCGACGAGCGTGAGCGCCGTTGGAAACAGCACCTTGAAGGAAAACAGGGGGGTGCTAAGAAGAAAAATACCCCTAAACCACGGCAATTGGTTCGTGCAAGTAAACACAAGCTCTCAAAGTGTTGTGTTGAATACGGAATGGCTAATGTCAACCCTTGGTGTTTAGAATCAGGTATGGTCGGAATTCCTTCTGAGCTTCCTTTACCTAGTTTTAAGTTCACTACTCGCTCTCGAGGCACCTTCGTCATTGGGGAGAATGGGGTCGGATATGTTTCCTGCAATCCTTTTAATGCCAGCAATGGCAGGAATGGTGCAGGTTACATCTACCCCCAATATCAAACCGTTATGACAACAGATGGTACTTACCCGTTCGTTGGTTACGCTTTTGCAGGTGTATCAGGTTTGGCCACAGGTGTGGTAAATAACAATCCAGATTCACCTTTTTCCGCGGATACTTTTCAAATAGATCCAAAGAAGCAGAGTAATACCAATCACGTTCGGGTGGTAGGTTGTGGGCTAAAAGCGAGGTTTGTGGGGTCCGAATTTAAACGAGGAGGCAGAGCTTTCGTGTATCGCTCTCCCATAAACGTTCCGATTCTGGACTCCACGCAAACTTCTAATTACCCCGTTGTGTCTGTAACAGACCTCACGAGGGACAAGGAGACTTCCACAGTTGTGGTTGATAGAGAATGGCACGCTGTTTTATATAAACCAGCGACGCCCCAAGATCTGTCTTACCCTGAAGTGGATGACACTGTTGGC